TTTGACATCAGCGTCATTACGGAAGTTCTCGATCTGATCGGCAGAAGCAAGCACTTGGAAGAACTCGCCGTCTTTCGTAGCGAAAGGCTCGGCAAGCATCTCTTCACGAAGAAAAGTGCCAATGCGATAGAGGGTTTTGAAGTTCATTGGCGCATCGGGGAGGATAGCCGCGAACTGGGTGTTGATCTGCTGCATGTCACCAGTGAGGTTAGCAGAGAACGATTGGGTGCTGTTCACGACATACTTAACACCAGACTGAATCAGGTATTGGAAGCGGATGTCAGCATTGATGATCTGAAGGATCGTCTTCTCAAGCGAAACTTGCGCTTGGAGATAGCTGCCCTTGAATGCGGTGCGAGCTTGCTTGACGCAAACACGGGGGCCAGCACCACGAAGGGTTTGGAGTTGGAATTGATACTCAGTCGAACCAACTTGATCAGGAGTAGCACCAACACCGCAAAGGGTGGTGTCATTCACGAAGGTTGGGGAAGCGAGCGAAGCGGCTGGGACAGCCATTTCCTCAACAACGCTACGAACAACGTCCGAAACGTTAGGGAGAGTTCCACCATCAATCGAGTTGATGTAAGGAGATTTGCGAGCAAGCACACGGCCAATCTGACCGATGATGCGGTTTACGTCTTTGGAAGCGAAGTCTTGAATCGCGGCCAATGGGATACAATCGTTAGGCATAATTTTAGTTTTCTAGTTTAGTTTTTGTTTTTGTTTTTGGGTTTTGTTCTGCTTGAACTACCCTCCGTTTAGAAAACTTCGGGCGACATTCAAGTTTGCAATAGTATCATTTCGGTGATTCCACCTAAATGATCGTCATGCTCTTTTTCTTGTTTGTTCGCCCCGGAACGCTGGGCTTATTATTGCGTCCTGTTTTGTGGTTTCTGTGAATACCACGGATTCACTGCTATACGGAAACAGCTCGCCGAGATGAAGCGCATATATCTTATTTTTAAAAATCAGTCAAAAGGTTTTTTTGAAAAAATATAAAAAATATTTTTGACATTGTAAAAAAATTCATTATTTTGCTTGCATTCTGATTTGAATTAGAGAGGATTCAAAGCACGACTTTCCCTCAAAGGATACCCGTCTTGATGTCCTCTCTCATCAAGGCGGGTTTTTCTTTGCGTATGAAGCTGAAAAGCAGTTCCCGACAAAGAGCCTGAAAAAGAATGAGCGTAGCACGGCAAGGTTCTATCCCTTGACTACGGAACAAACCTGAAAAGGACTCCCGTGTGAAGGAGTGGGGTTGGGAGGGTTAAAAGACTACCAACTTAATACGCCAAGTCGAAAGATTTGGACTGCGGATCAAACTGGCTCTCACCGAAAGGTGTAAACGAAGTAAGGCTAGGTTAAGGACGACCACTGGCCGAGTGATCTAAAAATGCAAACGAACGGCTCCATGCGAGGAAGTAAGTTGCAAAAGCAGTTTCTGGTTATAGGAACTGCTATGCCCGAAGCTCACCATCTAGGAAGTATAATTGCAATACTTATCAATAATGATAAGCAAATCTAGCGAATGTTAAAAAAACGAAGAAATATTTTTAACGCTTGCGAAGAACAAATTCAATGAATGCTTCTACGCGATTTTCGTATGGATATGTCTGATCTACGCGAGTCCCAATTTGATAATTATAGTTTGTGTCGATTAGGTCGCAGTAGATTAAATCGCAATTAAAGCTTGCTAACCATTCTGGCAAACAAACGTGGGTTGGTGCAGGAGATCCAGCTTGCCAAAGTGACCAAGTTGACTTGTGGTCTGGGTTAAATCTGCTAGGCCAAATCATACCTTCGTAAAGTTCCCAAGATGGAATTGAGACAACAGCATAACCTCCCTTGCGTAGAACCTTCAGCCAAGAATTAAGAGCAGCTTTAGGATCGTGCATATGCTCCAAGCATTGAGAAGCATGAATATAGTCAAAAGATTCTTTTGGGAAATATTTATCAAGATGATTTGCATCTCCGTCTTCCATGTCGAATCCTACAACTCCATCGACTTTGATTAGATCATCTCCTGCTCCAATATCAATTCCTGCACCTTGGAATATCTTAGAAAAAAGTAGTCGTTTTTCTGACGAAAGCCTGCGCTCCATTGCCTTGCTGGATTCTTTCATTTTAGTATGTCTTTAATAATTTTAATATCATCCACCCAATAACGCGCCGCGTTATACTTCACGATGCTATCTGGGACATCCAAGCAAGTCTCTTGGATCAATGGGTGGTGTAATCCAGCCGCAATCCAGAACGGAGATGACTGATTTCCAATAAACATATCGCTCCCAGCAATAGCTTGAGCTATTTCTAGGCAATTATTTGTGAGAAATCTGTCAACTTTCCCGAAATTCTGAACAAAATTGCCATATTCGTCATGCACTCCGATAAAAACAACACGATCACGGATTTTATCAATAATTCCCTTCCATGGGAACAAATCATTGCGATAGCGAGTTGACCTACAACACACAATTTTTCCTTGCAAGCTCAAATCAGGCTTAACTTCAAGCCATTTTTCTATGCAAGGAGAAACTCCAAGCTCTTTTGCATGCATCTCAATAATTGTTCCAGTCCCCCAGTGTTTTCTGAATCCAGTGACATCGAAATCTATGTCTTTAGGATTCTTCTCGAAAGAAACACCTGAAATGTATTCTTGGCACTCCAGTAATGGCCTTAATGACTCATATTTGAACCCCTCCATCATTAATTGGGGAGTTTTGTTATGATCCGTGATAACAAGATGCCCGCCACCAAGCTCCCGCATCAATGGCAGGAAGGCAATGATGTCTCCAATATGACCAGAATGTAAAAACCTTTTCACGCTAGAGACTGCATTACATCAGACTTCTTCTTTTTTGCTGTAGACTGGCAATGTTTGACTAATTTGTTAGACAAATCCTTATCGGCGGAATTTACCATGTCTTTTTCCGTCAAATTAAAGATTTCTGCGGAGATAAATTTCATAATCGCCGCAGAACACATATCCCTTGATGCATAAAACAAATAAGTTGGCTCTCCACAAACATAAAGAGATTGCTTTTTTTCAATCTCATCTGCTTTGTCTGTAGAAAAATCAAGATTGAATGCATCGTAGTCACTCATCCACCCACCTCCAGCGGCGTGTAGCGCACACCAGCGAGAAAATCGAGCCATAAGCCAGTCCAACTCATTCCTGCGCTCTGCTGGAAGGCTACTAGATGCATTTATCATCTTAGATGCAAGCTTATTGTATAAGTGAGATCCCTGCGCGTGGGAACGATTGAGCATGACTGACTTCCAACCCATCTTTTCCCATGAGGTTTTCCACCAATTAGCGCAAGCAAATTCCTCATTTTGATTTGCAGTTTGAATGCTAGTGTAAAATGCGTAAATATTTTTCATTTTCTCAGTAGAAAGTTAATTGTTTAATCATTCTGTTCTTTTTCTTTAAATTTTCAACAGCCCATAATGGCTGAAGGTTTGTATAGTGGAATAATTTATTTAATTCTTTTTCAGAATTTGAAGATGATAATGGAATAATATGATCTATGTGCCACTCTTTTCTGTTTTCCCATGTCATTCCATCTCTAAATCTTTGTTCAATATATTTTTTAAGAAAATTCCAATCGCAACCAAGCAATTCATGTGTTCGTGATTTTTTAGAATATCCATTTACCCTAAATGCTTGAGTTGTTAAATTTCTTACTCTGTCTTTCAATAAATAAATTGGATCAATAGCTCTTTTTTTATTTCTATATCTATTTCTTATAGTATTCCACTTTTCTTTATTTGCTATTCTCCATCTTTTCAACTCTTCTTTAACTATATCAGCTTTTTCAATCCTTCTCTTTTTTTGATTTTTTCTTTGAACTTTAATCCACTCATCAAATCTTTCTTTAGTTATCCACCTTTGTCCATTTTTATATCCTTTTTGGTATGCCCAAAATATTTTTCCATCATTTCTAATTTCACCTCTTTTATGATGAATTTCCATATTTAATAGCAGCGATAACCAACGTGGAAGACTGGCAATCCCAAGTCAATGTATGGCTGATGTCCAGACTCTTTTGCTCTTTTGCAGAAGGATACGTCCTCGCCAGTAGCAGAGTTAATCGGATGGAAATAGTCAAATTCGCCATTCGGGATTGGCGATTTTAGTTCTGGATACTTTTCTTCGATGTCTTGGAAGACTTTTCGATGAACAAGCATACATCCAGTAGCCACCCAATCAACAGGAGCTACCTCATCTTGGTATGCGCGAGCTTTTGGTTCAAGCGAACGATCAGAACACATCAGCGGTGCGCCTTCTTGACGACCAAAGTATGCTCCTCCAATTAGCGTTTTATTTGCTCCAATAAGCCTCTGTAGCGCGTGACGCTGCAATGGGGCATCATTCATATTCCTAGCACTAGGAACGGTGGATTTCATCCAATTTGGACGACCAATACAGGGAATAATGTCATCATCAATCATCAATAGCCACTTCGCATCAGTTTCAAGGAACTTTTGTGCAATTTTATTGCGAGAATGATAGATCATGGCATCACCAATCGACATATCAAATCGGATTTTATCTTTTCCAAAGTCCAATGCCATTGCGATAAGCGCAAATGCAGTAACTGGATTAGTTGTCTTGTAGCAAGGGAAGCCAACAAAAATATCTCTGCCTGCAAACTCACAACGATATGAAGGCATTCCTTCTTGATTGCGAGATTCTACAATGGGATTGTTGTATTCTTCTACTTTTTCTACCTCTTGTTTTGGCTTACGACCACGCTTTTGCACTTTTGGCTCTTCTTTTACTTCTGGCTTCTTAACTTCTGGCTTTTTCACTTCTTGTGGATCGTCATAGTGAGAGAAGTCACGCTTTGGCCCTTTAGGGATATGCTGATTTAATGGCTGAGCTTTTCGCCCCGGCCTAGAGAATGGATCAGCCGAATCTAGCGCGTTCATTGTGATTTTCTCGTCTGGAGATACTTTTGTTTCCATATTTATTTATACAAAGTTTATGACGTTTATGATTTATTACTAACTTCTGTAATTTTAGTATAAATGCCCCCGACAGGATTTGAACCTATAACCAATCGGTTATGAGCCGACTGCTCTAACCATTGAGCTACAAGGGCAAATGTATCATTAAAGAATACTATCCACCAAGAGCTTCATCCAATCCAAGGTCAATAGCGTCAGATGCATTCATCTTAATTCGATCACTCATGCTGTTTGTTTTATTTGCAGATTGAGTAGAAACGGATTGTTTCGGAAGCTTGCTTGACGACTTCAAGGAGTTATTCTCAGCGGTCAACTTCTTGACTTGATCCAAAAGCGCACTCTTTTGAGCCTGTTCAGTCCGCAACTGATCTGAAAGAACATGGCTAAACACAGCGGCAGCGGCAACATTAGCTCGATCTTTAGATGTAGTAGGCCAAAGGGCAGACTCAAACTTGCCAGCTAGATCTGAAACGCGAGAATTGTGATTTTGAATCTGCTGAATTTGATCTGGAGTTGCGCCTTGGGGGACTTCAGCATACCTAGCCCAAGGAAGTTCCTTAGTAAGCGTATCAATTTCTTGATCAATTTCAGTTACAGTCTTCTCATACCATTGACCCTTCTCCATCTCACGTTCTTGGAGAATCTTTTCCGCATTCTCGGCGGCATATTGAATCTCGCCTTCTTGCTTGTCTCGCAGATCTGCTACATCAACAAGATTGCGCTTTAGCTTCTCAACATCAGTAAATGGAATGTTATCGAATGCTGGATTCTTCCAGAACGCATCATTGATCTTATCTGGGCCACCACTTTTTTCAATACTGGTAATGACATCCTCTGAAGCCCCATGCTTACGAAGAATGCCATAGATGTTCTGCTTGGCAGATTCAATTGGACGAGAATATTTCGACTGGAACTCAGGATCGTTCTTGATGTCGAAAATCTGACGGAACTTCTTTAGCTCCTCGTAGTCTTGCGGGACGGCTTGCGGCCTTTGCTCAAAGTCTTGGAGCTTTTGACGGAGGGTTTCCGCTTCTTCAGCTTGCTTTTTGTAGGAGCTTGCAGTTTCTTGGAGCTTGCGCCAGTTGCTTTGGTTTTTTTCCGAAAGATTTCTGGGTTGCTCAATAGCTGCGATTTCAGGGTCAATTTCTGCCCTTTGCTCTTGTTGCTGTTGGCTAGGATCAACTTGACTCGCGCTAGTTGCTTGTTGACTTTCGGTTTCCAGAACAGGTTCCACATTATCTTGAGATAGATTCTGTTCAGGAACATCACTATTGCTTGTTTCAATTTCATTACTTGGTTCTTCTTGTTGTTTAATTACCTCATCAAGCAAATTATCAATTTGCTGTTCGGTAGAGTCATCAATCTTGTCCGAATCAAGACTTGGGTTTCCAAAGCCAGTAACGTCTGGCTCCACGATGTTTTCTGTTTCTGTCATATTTTATTTATATCTAATTATACCCAGTTATACGCTAAACTCGATATAAGTTGTTTATGCTTTATAGCGTATTTATTTCATTGATTTCGCGCCTTTGCAACGCCATTTTTTGCGACTCAAATTATTTGGACTATTTGGATCATTGCGCTTTTTCTTTGCTAAACGCTTTTTGATTCCAAGACTGCGAGCGCAGTATGAATCACCCTTAGATGTCCCCGGACGAATCCTGTCTCCGCCATCAGCAGCTTTCCCAGCCTGACCATACTTAACTGTGCGAGTGCGGCCAGTAGATTTGTTGGTAACAATCTTGGTAAAGCGTTTTTTAAGCGTTGCCATAATTACATCGTTGTGAAATTGCCATTAGAACTATCATCTGCACCTTCATTGAAAGAAATCATATCATCTATTTCTTTCAAAACTTTCTCGAATCCTTCTTTGTATTTTGCTTGCAAGGCAACTTCTTCAATTGTCTTGCCATCGCAGGTTGGGATTCGTGATTGCAGATATGCCTTTAGCTTAAAGCCACTTTTTTGCAAGTAATCACGGAACTTGGCAGAGTCTTCCGACTTCCAATTCATATATTATTTATTTATTTATTGTTTGTATCTGCTCTTTGCATTTTTTTTTGCTGGAAAAATTGTTCAATTTCTTCTTGAGTAGCAGGAGCAGATGATTGCCTATTTTGTTCTAAAAAAAATTGTTCAATTTTTTTCATTTTTTCCATTTCTCCAGATAAATCTAAAGTTTTTTTATCTTGTGTTTCTTGAGTAGCAGGAGCAGATGTATCGCGCCCAAACAAATTGGGGCTAATCATCTTTGATGCTTGAGATTTCAAATCACCATACATCCCTTGAGCGGCATTCAGATAATTCTTCAAAGACTCGTCTGGCGATCCACTCATTCCCTGCTTATCAAGCTGAGAGTAAGTAGCGGCTTCAGTTGGAGACATAGGCTTTGCTTCGCCAGCACCAATTTTCATTTGGTTCTCGCGGTATGTCTTCATTGCATCAGTTTGTCCACCCATAGTTTTTTAATTTATATTCTGTTTTATTATTTATGCAAATGTTTTATCCAGCCGTTGGCGGCTTAGGTGGATTAGCAACATCATTAACCATTCCAAACTGAGTTGGGATTTCCTCTGCTGCTTTCCCAGCTTCGCGTGATTGACCAAGGCTAACACGGCCACCTCGCTGCCCACCCATTGCTGGAGGAGCCGCTGCTGGTTGCAATGAAGGATGAATCGGAGTTCCTTGACCAGCGGTAAGGTGCATGAATGCCTTTTCAGCAGATGCGCGGAACTCAGACAATTGCTCTCTGCTTGCACCCTTAGCTTCTGCCTGCATAACGTGTCCCATGAAATGCTCGATGGCTTTACTTAGTGGTTGAACCATCTCTGGAGGCAATGAACCAGCAGGAGCGTTTTCGATCAGCGGCATTAGCTTCTGAGACATTACGCTCAAGTGAACCATATCATTATCGCGTGGCGATACAGGAACCTCTTGACCAGCGATGATGGATTGAAGCTCAATAATCTGCTGACGAGTTGCCTCGATTGCCAGAGATTCAACTTGTTCTTTAGGTAGAATCACCGAATTTGCAATGCTCTCGCCAAGCTTGCGGCTCCAGTCCAGTTTCAGAAGCTCATCTTGATTGACATTAGGATTGCCCATGTAACGCTGAATCATCATGTCAAGAATCTGATCATTCTGAGCTTGAGTATCAGGCAGAAGTTCTTCAGCAGGACTATAAGCCATAAGAAGAATATCAGAAGGAGGAAGATTACGCTCAAGCATGTTCAGAACGCAAGAAATCGCATCCTCATCCAAATGCTCTGGGACTTGGAATGGAACCATGAAAGAAGGAAGCTCCATTACGCTACGATCAAATGCGTCAACAACATCAGCCCTAGCCCAAACTGCGTTAGGAACCATTTGTCGAGCAATGTCAAGTTTCGTCTTCAGCTCTGATGCCGCTTTAATGTGTTCTGGATGGCAGATGCCTCGCTGCATACGCTCAACAGCATTACTATATTGTTTCGTGAACCGCATCAAAATTCCTTCACGGATTTGATTCTCGATAGCGGCAACACGATTGATTTCAGATGCAGTAACCTTCTGGTCGCGCATTCCCAATGCAGAGCTAGGAAGGAATGTGCCAATCTGAATTTCAGCAAGTCCAGAAATGAAGCGATCCAGAGTCAAGAAGTCATCGACATTCGCTGGCATATTCTGCGGAATGACTTCATATCCTTCCGCGATATAGGCGACAGGATGATGGACAGTAAGTGGCGTTGCTCCAGCCTTTGCATTTGGCCCTTTCTTGAGCAGAAGCATTCCAGACAAGTAGGAATTATCCACAACAAGGTTACGGGCCTTCTCAACAGCAATATGGGTGTTGTAAAGATCACGCCCAGCACCGCGAGATGACATCAACGCACCACTTCCAATCTCAACGCTGAACAATGCCAAGCATTCACTCATGCGGGTATATCGGTCAAGCTGAGTGCAAATCTCATCTCCGCTCTTATCATCAAACAAGAATCGACTTATTTTGCCATTAGGCTCACGAACAAGAAGCTCACCAAGTTCTACATATTTTGCGTCATTCTCGTAGCTGGCTCCGTAACTTCCTTCACGAATCCAATCCTCATATCGGCGAGCATCATCGTCAGAATCAAGGGTGCGTCCAGCGGGGATCGCATTATTGATTGCCCTGATAAGATTCTTAATGTGCCATCCTGCCATTGCTGACATCTGTGGATCTTCCAATACTGGCAAAAGCTCTGCGATCTGATAGCGGCGTTTGCGTCCCCAAATAGGAGTTGAGTCTGTTTCCTGCGGGGTTTCGATAGAGAAAAATGTGTAATCTTGGCGAAGGAAATCTGGCTTCCAATCACGAAGATCATCCCAGCAAAGACCACAGAAACCGAATGTTGTATTTTCGTGAACAACCTGAGCAATAATGTCGTCATTCCCTTTCCAACCACGGATACATTTCGTAATCTCTTCGCGGAAAATTTTAGTTTTATTTTCCGTATCTACACCTTCGATTGGATACTTGGTATAAGTAAGAGTAGGAGCCTGTTCGATTACCTGTTTGAATGGAGGCTGAATACGGCTAACCATCGTGGACAGGAATCCAGTAGGACGATTGCTGCGCCAGTTCTGCCCCATGCTCTCAAGCTTCTTTGCGCTATATGGAGGCTCATTATTTAGCTTTTTCTGAATTAGCTGATTCTTGCGATTGCGCTCAACATTCTGTTGTTTCAATCGACGATATGCAGAATGTGCTTGCGCTGTGTCCTTAAATGTCCGCCTTACCTTGAGCGTCTTCGGATCAACGGTATCTCCATTGCTAGTTGGAGAACGATCCTCCATCTCAATATTAAGCGTCCTCGGCTTCGTCTGGTTATCAGTAATACGAGGAGCCTTGTTAGCGTATATGTCGGTAACAAAAGCGGGTAGCGGTTTTAAAACATCTGCCATAATTATTTATTATTGTTCAACCAGCAAGTGTTTGGCAAATCATTTGATTCAGCCAATTTTTCTTTGTCAAAGAAAATCGCAGTTCTATTGTCATGCCTTAATAGTTTGCATCCACCTAAAACTGCTGAAGATTTTGTGTCTCTTGCATTACGAATACTTGCACATATACGATCTGTTGCTGCAATGCAAGAAGAACATCCTCCCCTCCAATTAACATTATTAGGACAATCCCTGCATATTTTAGCTCGTTCTTCTGCTATTTCATCACTAATGAGTTGATTGCGCTCAGTAGAGTAAAGAATATTTCTAGCCCAAGTAGAAATATCATTCATCAACTCTGTTCTAGCTGTAGGACTCGTTACACTCGTTACAACAACCATATCAACGCCATGGCAAAAGTGAGGCCAATTCCCACAGATATAGTTAGTTACATCTCCTTCAACATCTCCAACTGGAATATAGTTTTCTGCACGATAATTCGTTACATTTTCGATTAGGTTTTTATAACTGCTGCCAGTAATTTTGACATCGCTTTCCATGTAGTGATGTCCGCCCGGAGGAATAATTCCAATAATTGGCTTAGGCATAGTTATTCAGAAAAATCAACATATTCCATTTTTTCTATGCCTTGCAAGGCTTTTGTTCGTTGTGGCAACTCTGGTTTTGCATCATTCATAGTCGCAATTGCGCCTCCCCGTTGTCTCAAGAGAAACACTAATAATGATAGAGAATCCAATGCGTCTGGGGAATGTTGCCTTGTGCGCTTGCAGTAGTCGCCTTTGCTCTCCACGCGAACCAATCCTTGGCCTTTTTGCTTGTAGCGACGAGCGGTTGCCTGCCTGACAAGTTCCTCGCTTCGGAAGCCGGGGGATATTTTCAGATACTCAAACTCCAGATATTTCGCCAGACCGAAAATCAATTCTGTCACAACGCCAGAATAAAGCTGAGATGCTGGCAATGAATCATCACCAAGAATGTGAGTTTCAGTAGCAGCAGTTGAGTAATTTACTCCAAGAACATCTCCCCAAACAGTCTTCAATGAATCATGAATTCCAGCTCCGTTTCCAGTTCGATCAACGCATACCCAATTCGGAGCTATACGCATTTGTTTGCAAAATCTGATAATATTTGTGGACTGCTCTAGTGTCGCGGCCTTGGGGAAAGGAATCTGTGAGTCAAGTTGCAAGACAACCTTGGGATTCTTGTATTCCACAAATTTCCCACTCATCGGTGTATATCCGTCAGAAAGCCCAAATCTGCCGTAGGAGCAAATTACTTGGTCATTGCCCTCCAAAGCCAAGTCGAGCGCACACAGAGGCACTACAGGCCCAATAAAACGGGTAATTCCCATGGCATTGTCCATCATACTTGGCGTAATGATTGACATCGACACGCCTTCTTGCGGGAACCATCCCCTAGCCATGGTGTAATACTCTGCTGTCTTTCCTTTAGATTCATACGCCTGAAAGCCCTCGTATGTCTGAAGTCCGGGGAATGCAATCTTCTTCTCAATCACATTCTCGCATTTAGCCGCATCTAGTCTTAGAACATGCCATGCATCACGGCTCTTCCACTCAAGATCATCCTCGCAGTCAATAGATCCCCAGCCTGCTACTGGCTCGCATCGCTTTCCGAATTCACTTGTCCGATCTTTTGGGTTAGATGCTCCAAAGATTTTAATTCGGCCTTTTGCGCCTTCTGTATCGGCAGCAGACAAAATGTTCTGTAAGCCTTCCCAGACACCAGCGGGAACTTCTTCAGCTTCGTCCAGCACAACATGGGTTCGACTCATTCTACCCCATTTAGGGTGGGATTTCCCACTTCTTGGACTAGGGTGAAATCCACGAAGCGTTCCAGTTCCACTATCTCCCCTTGGAACTGCGACTAGGTGAATGCCATTCTTGGAATCATTATTTGCTTGAATAGACTTCACAAGTGTCTCACTACCTTCAAATTCTGGTCTAACCAATGCAGTAGTATAGAACTTCTTAATCGCTGCAAATACATTTCGCTGTGCGTGTTCTGCGGTAAGAGACACAACTTTAATGCAAGTATAATGTGGATCGCGCATCCAATCCAGCAAGAACCAAGCTGCCGCACCGAATGTTTTACCCATTGCGCCTGCACCTTGAATCAATAACTTGTCTTGCTCAAACAAGCATCGCCATGTGTTCTGACTAGACATCGGCCTCCAGTCATACACATTCGGCCCCCAGAGAATCGTTGCCGCTGCCTCAAACTGATCTGCATCCAGCAAAGTCTGGACATAGTTTTGCACTACTTCCTTCGCTTTTGGTATATCTAATTCGACCTTTCCTTTCACAGATGCCGCATTTAGAATGATATGCTTCGCAGCATATACAATCCCAACATCTTCGTCTCTGTCAGCCTCCTCCCTTATCTCTTCGGCTAACTTGATGATTCTACTGACGCTTCCTCCAATCACACTAGTTCTGGAAGGTTTCGTTCTTGTTTAAATTGACGCAAGACTTCTCCAACCCTTTCCAGCGTGTCATCGCATCCATTAACTTTTCTCTTTTTAATTGTGCCATCATCATTATAGACATCAACATAAAATTCTTTAAACTCTCCAGAATCATATCGCAACTTACTGCGAATCTCGTTTTCCAAGTCGCTAATGACAATTAACGCATCAAGACCAGACAATGCATATTTATGGTCGTCTTGCTCCTCTGGCAAATTAAATTCTAATATAGCTTTCATTGTGTCACCATGTTGTAATACGCTTTACCAAAACATCCAGACTCTGCAAGTGTAATTACTTGCCCAAGACCGCCAGTCCATTTATCTAACTTCTCTTTAGTCAACTCAATTGGATGTCCGTCATGCGGCGGTATGTCCACCCATTCAAAGATTCGCAATGTCTTTGCCGCATTGAGTGCGTTCTTGATAATTAACTCTGGGTCATCTGTATGTTGAAGGCAGTTGTAAATCCATGCCTCATCATATCCTTCTTCAAATATATCTTCTCCACGGCAAATTAAAGAATCAATGCCCTTCTCTGAATATCTATCATATACCCACATCGGATATTCCAATGGATCAACGACAAGCGCACGTTTCCCAAGATTTATCGTCTTTAGAAGCATTGATGTAGGGCCACCACCAATATCAATAATAGATTTATTATTAACACAAAAAGAATATCCAGACCTTGTAAGCCCCATGTAACGAGCATACACATAATGCTTCTGATCCTCGTCGAACGTATTGCAACAATCTCCCCAGTAGTTTGATTCAAATGTGTAGTCACTCATATGATGCTTGGATAAACCTTTGTCATTGCGTCGATTCCATTTCCATCAGCATACCAGCCTTTGCCATCATAAACATCTAGAACGTCTGAGAAATACTTCTCATACATCGGCGCAACCTTCTCTAGTGTAAAGTTCTCTCCAAACTTACGGCAGTTCTCTGGCTTGATCTGGTCAATATTTTTGATCGCATCCACAAAATCACCCATCGTCCGACAACGATAACCCGTGATACCATGCAAATTATTCTCTGCAAAGCTACCCCAGTCTGTTGTTATCGTAGGAGTTCCACAAAGCAAATTCTCAATCTGAACTCCTCCAAATGGCTCAACATACATGGAAGGCAAAAAACTAGCCTTCGCATTTGCCATCAATTTTTTCCGCTTTACCACGTCGGCATATCCGACATATTCAACATGCGATGGCAATTTATAGCCTTCTTCTTTCTGCCCTGCAATGACAAGCTTAACCCCTGCTTTTTCCGTGGCTTGAATCGCAACATCAACGCCTTTGCCTGAATAAACCCTGCCAAGATACAAAAAGTAATCTTCTTTCTTATCGTTAAATTCAAAGTCTTCTTCATCGAAATAATTAGGAATTACAACATCATACCAATCTTGATTGCACTGACCAACATTCTTCAAGCCACAATAGGCGTGATAAATCGCGTAACTCTCCCAAACCTTCCACCTTGCCCAGTGTCCTCCTGCATATCCGATTCCCGGCTCGACAACAATCAAATCGTTATGCGCGTCACAAATCGGACGAACTCCACTTCCCCAGAATGGCAAAATAAAATCATTCTTCAATTTCCTCTTTCCAACTTCTCTAATCGCATTCTTGAAAAATGTCTGATATGCATGATCGTTTGTGTTGAACTTAAAGAATGTTTTGCGCCAATCATGCGAGCCATATGATTTCTTAAAATCATCATTCGTCAAAACCGTCACATGCTCCGTGCAAATCAAGTCGGAATCTTCATGGCCGTAGTGAATGACTTCATGGCCTCGCTCGGTCATCATCTTTCCGAATTTAACGACTTTCTGAGTGTAAGCGCAGGCGTTGAACTCTTTGCTCGTTACGGTATGCGGAAGTCCTAAAATGTGGAATCTCATATTTATTTATTGTCTGAAATCCTAACCAACTCTATTCCGAAATCGATTGCAAGCGTTATGCTCGTTATGTCTCTGTCGTATATGTCTTGATAAACTACGGTCTTGATTCCATGGCTGGCAATCGCTTTCAAACAATCATTGCATGGTAGCAATGTCACAGCAATCAAAGCGCATTCGTTTGGCTTTACGTATCTCAACGCATTTTGCTCGGCATGGACTACTAGCAACCTTCTCTTGTCTCGGTCTTGCCAATCTTCACGCATGCCAGCGGGAAAGCCATTGAATCCTACGCCTGCGACTGTATTGTCATGGCGTAACAAACATGCACCTACTTTTCGCCATGGGTCTTTTGATTTCTTCGCTGCTACCTTGGCAATGTCCAACGCATATTCTTGCCAACTCATAGTTCAAATGCTCGCATCTCGCCGGGGATGTCGTCGGGAAATCTGATTCCTTCAACCTCTACTTTGTTGGATCGTTCAATCTCCAAAGCGTCTTGTATTTCCTCCAGCAAGTAAGCTAGTGCTGAATCGTAGGAATCAAACTTAGCCGTTTCTGTGTGGTGAAGATATCCGTTTCGTTCCACGATATAAACAGGATCGTTTCCATATGACCACCGTGTCTCGATGCTCCAATGGCAATCTCGATCCTTGTGGTGATCTCCAGAGATTAGCTTGTGATATTCGTCCGCAAGTTTCGTGATTTTGTTTTCAGTCGTTTTCATTCGTTTCGTTCTCTAGTTGGTTAAATGCGAAATCCATTTCATGATGGAAATGCTCTTCGGTAAAGTCTCCCTGATTCAATTTGAAAAGACAAGCTGCCATCGTTCGCAGGACTCTGGCGTATGCAATCGTCGTTGCAAATGCGGCCTGTGTCGCTTCGCCATAGTTTGCAAACATCGGCGCACCTTCATCGTTTATCTCATCGCTCCCGTTGTTTCTAATCTGTGAAAATAGCCACATGGAAAACATGTCGAGATTCTGAATAAAGTCGTTCGGGTTCAGGTGGTCTTTTTGCGTGTCAATCTGGCTTTCCATGTCCTTCTGACCATCGGCGAATCCTTCCCAATAGTCTTGATTCATTGGCATGATTCGCACTCCTCGTCGTCCAGATTGCAAGTGCGTGGAATGATCTGGTCGAAATCTTCGTCTGCTTCGGGCGGTGGCCCTTTGATTTCGTCGCCGTGTTCCTTGTCGAGTCTCTGAATCGCTTGCGTGTTTGAATAGGAAAGCGAGCCGTATCGTTTGGAAAGCTTCTCCATGTTTTCGGAAATTACCTCGTCGAGATTGCTGCCGATGCTGTCGAGAATGCCAGTAATATAGAAAAGCAAGTCGCCACACTCCTCTTTCACATTGGCAATGTCTAGCGGCTTGCGGTAGATTACGGCCTTCTTGATTGCGTCGAGAAGTTCGCCAGCCTCGCCACTAATTCCAACAGCCATGTGCAGGCGGTGAGCGTCGAGCGGTGTAATCTCTGAAACGATATCCTGCCCCGGCTTTGATAGAGCGCGAACGAAGTCAATATATGTCATAGGATTTTCTTCCTATCTGGTTTTTTTACCCTCGCAAGCGTTTTTTCACTGCTTGGAAAGGAAAATCTCTAGCTTGCGAATGTCGGCCTCGAGAATGCTTTTTTCCTTTAGTGTGCTGGTGAGTGACTCCCTGAGCAATTCGACAAGCTTGTGCGCCGTTTCCGGGCTTTTGCTTGTGTCGTATGTTGTGAGAAGGATTTCCAGTTCGGTCTTGGTTTTTTGCGACATAGGACGGGAAAAGATGACACGCGGCAGAACTAAGTCAAACCATGGTCTGGCTTATTTATACTTACTTAGAACTAAGTTATTTCCAGAAAATGCGGGAAACTGTCAGAATATGACAGATTGAAGCAAAATCCTGATCTGGTATAATTTCGGGGAATCTAGCTAGATTCGGCTTTTTCGGGTATAGCAAAACCCTGCGCTGAGATTGCGTCTCGTTATCTAGTCAGATTCCACGGCCTCGGGCTGAATGTCTATGATCTGAGGAATTGCATCGGGTAAAGCTTGGAGATCCTGCAAACTGTCTTGCGTGTTCCTATCTGGAACGGAGAAAGAAATCTTAAAGTTTTGCTGAGAATTAGATTCAACCTCGATCTTGTCACCGTATTTTTTGGGCGCAAGTTTTGAAGCAGTCCACTTCAGCGCGTCGATGCGTAACCTGCCAATCTGTGCATCGTGTGAATTGAATGCCTCCGTCATGACCATATCGGCGAAAGTATCGGCCTGCTTTGATCTCGCACGAGCGTAGTCTTGAAAGAAGTCGGGATGATTGTCGAGCCATTTGTAAACTGTGGGAATGCTCGGAATATCTGGAAGCGCACAAATTGCGTTGAGTGTCATGCCTGACTCTATCATGTCACAAATGTGTTTTGCGGTGTCTTGGTTGAATGGGGTCTCTGGCCTTCCTAATTTATTTTCCATGTTTCTATGGGTAACTGGAAAAAAGTGCTTGCCAAGTGTTTTTTCTTGTGGCTACCCTCAGCCGCAGCGCGGATGCAATATGATTGAAATCATATTTTCCGTCTGTTGCTTGCAATAAATTGATCCGCATTCAATCTGATAGGATCAGATTTCGCTCTGAATGTTGGCATGATTCTTGATTATTTCCTTTCTGATCTTGGCATGGTTTTTGAATGTTTAGAATGATTCTAAATTAGAAGCAACATTCCCCTGCCTCTTGCGGGCGGGAAGTTGCAAAATTGATTCTGAAAATCACAGACTGAGATTTTGCACAAATGTTTTTGAAAGATTTTTTCAATTTGTGAATCGCCCGGAGAGCCGCACTGGATGCGGTTCCGTGGGCTAGTCAATAAAATAAACGCGTGGGCGAGAAAATATTTTTTCACTTTTTTCTTGGTGTTCGCGTGAGTCTGCGCGAGTCTCTTTTCAGCAAACGGGAATGGTTCCCGAATGCGAAAAACCTCAAATAGAAAACCAATCAAATGACCATCCGACCAGTCCGAAACAAAATCAGCGGCGAGCGTTTCCTGATCATCAACGAATGCGAACGCCTCCCGCTTGGCATCGCTTCGCTTTGCTGTGACTCCCGCATTTCTGGTTTCCAAATCAAATGCACAGAATGCAGGTCACTCTATCCAGTCCGCCAATTGAACGAGGGCGGATATTGTGAATCATGCGTCGATGCTGAAATCCTATCCTCTGCCGATTATATTTGAACCTGTTCCTCTCAGAACAAAACTCAAATAGAAAACACCATGCAAACCATCACCCACATTCTATCCCTTCCCCTGTCAGATGCCACCCTAGACTTTGCGCTAATCTGCGCGGGGATCGTCGCCGTTCGCATCGGGCTTTC